TAATGTTTATCTTATGGATTGGACCTCTTCGGCTCTGAACTTTGCTCCTCGTCATGTTGGAGATACTTATGCTAACTTGCTGGCTCTGATTAACATTGCCTCGCAAGATATTTATAAGTCTACTCAGCGTGGTGCGGGTAACTGGCTTCTTTGCGCTCCTGTGGTTGCATCTCTTCTTGAGTCTTCCGCTAAACTGCAAGGTGGTATTGATCGTGCTGACGGACCTACTAACATGAGCAAGAATGGTATCGCTTATGTCGGCAAGTTCATGGGTCGTTATGATCTGTATGTTGATCCTCTGTACCCAGAAGATGAGATTATGATGGGGTATAAAGGTAGCAGTCCTATGGATGCTGGCTATATATACGCTCCGTACATTCCTCTCCAGGGTCTGCCGAAAGTTATTGATCCCGCTACCTTCCAGCCTCGTAAGGGTCTGATTACTCGGTACGGCAAAGCTGCTATTACGCCAGAAGCTAGATTCTATCGTATTATTCGCTTTGCTGGTCCTGGTGGTCTGCTTGGTGGATGGACCGAAAGTGCCACTAACCTTGGCAGCGGTAATATCCCAACCTAAATAGGCACTACAGTTTAAGATAACATAGAGTGAGGGCTAAAAAAAGTCCTCACTCTATTTTTCTTTTAAGGCTATATAAAGTAGGAAATGTATACATATAAAAGCACATGTAGGTTTAAAATGCTTCTTTACATAGGATCAGATATACTAGAGGTGAGACCACAGCAGGTATTTGAATCCAGTGTAGAGTTAGATTATCCAAATATTAAACTAATTAATGAAAAACCTAAACCTACTAAGCAAAAGCGTACTGAAAAATCATCTAAAGGAAAATTAAATAATGGCAACAATAGGTAATCCAATAATCACCACCTGGGGGCAGACAGGGGTTACTGACCCAATAGCTAATAATATACTAGATAATAAACCTTTAGGTTATATTGATCCAGATACATTAAATAAAACTACTGAATCAGATGCTATAGAATTAAATCCTTTTGAGGAGCAAATAAATAGTTTTGTTCTAGCTAGAATGGGTCATCCTATTGTCAGGGTAGAGCTTACCCCATACCAAGTTAAAACTTGTATTGATGAGTCCGTAACTCTTTTAGATTATCATACTCCTTATTGGGCTACACAGTTTGCTGTCTTTGATGGTTCCGCTGGTGTGAATTTATACACTATGCCCCCATGGGTTCTGAATAATTTAGTTAATGTTGTATACAAAAAGTCTTTGTTAAGCATCCAAGCACAAGCAGGGACTCTGGAATTTGACTTCTTTATTAAATATTTCCAGGACAATTATCTTTTTAATAACTTTAGTATTGGAGATTACTATCTTCTCCAAGCTAATATGGAGATGACTAGAAAGATATTAGGGCAAGATGGATCATGGGATATAATTAATAATCAGTATATACAACTTACTCCTCCCCCTACGACAACTCCAGAGCCTATTATCTTACAGTATAGGCATCTAGATACAAATACTATGCCACCAGCGTACCTAAACTGGGTACAAAAATATACTTTAGCTTGTGCTAAAATATTACTAGGTGAGATACGAAGTAAATACTCTTTAATTCCCAGTCCTGCTGGTGGTACTCAGATGAATGGTGCTGCCCTTATAGGAGAGGGGGAGAAGGAGAAAGAGGCTCTTAAAATGGAGCTTATTAAGGAGATTGAAGAACCCCCGAGATTTAGTACATACTAATGGCTAAAAATAAAAAATATACAGTAAGTACTCCTATGCCACCCCTTCCAGAGCTTCTGGGGGGGACGAAGCTTAGTTTATTTGATCAAACCAACAATGATATTAATTTATTTAACTTGGTTGACGATGAAATCATAAGACTGGGGGGCTCTGAACTACTTTATTATAAATTTAGACGCTCAGAAGATTTCGATGATGTATATTTAGAGAGTCGTAGTAAGGTTATAGATTCAGAACCCTTATTGGTTCATGGACATTACGATCCGACTGTCCTAGAAGAATCCTTAAGTGAGTTTGGTCTGGAATTAACTAATGATCAAATCTTTATCTTTAATAAGTCTTATATTACACAGTCTTTACATAGAATCCCTATTGCTGGGGACATAATTGAGCCTAAATTTCAGAACCAAAAGTATGAAGTGTTTGAAGTTCAAGAAGATAGTTTTGAACTATATGGGGTTTACCACATGGCTTGCTCTGCTAGACTCCTTCGTGATACTGAAGAAATCCATAACGAGGATGTACCAGAGCGTAGTAATGATCTTGGGGGGTATCTGAACCTTGACGGATAGAGAAGATGTATACACAGGTAAGACTATAGCGGAAGTTCTAGCAGAGACTACGGAATACGCTGGAACTACACCATCTATAGTGGGTAGATCTGCCTATGAGAAATTTAAAAGTTTCGCTTTAGAGGCTACCAGTAATTCTACGCTATCCCCCATAGTATATAAAGAGTTATTAAGAGCTATGCTAGTGTCTTTTGGTAATATATCCTACGTTGATGGGGAAAATAAGTTACAGAGAGTTAAATCTATCCATGCTGCCCCTGAAAGGACGATAGCTAAATACTTCCAGGAAAACAATATTATCCTACCTGTGATAACTATACAGCAAGATAGCGTCAAAGATGATACTACCAAAAGAAGGTACGATAATATCCTAATCCAAAGATCTGTGTGGAATGACGATATACAGAGAGCAGAAAGAGTTATAAGTGTGGCTGATGTTCCAGTTACTATACAGTATAGTATGAATTTGTGGTGTAAATATATGGAAGATATAGATCAAATATCACAATCCATAAGAGGCAGGTTCAACCCTGGTGTATTGTTGAAGACTTCTATTAGCAATTCAATCAAGGCTTTTTTACTATCAGAGTCTAATAAGGAAGGAGCCTCTGCTCCTGATAGAGAGGATAGACTTCTTCGTAAAAGCTTCCTGGTGGAGATAGAGACCTATATACCTAGTCCACAGTTCAAGGTTACCTCCACTGGTAGGATTGAGAAGGTGGTATCTGAGCTATGGGTTTCTTAAAAAAATAATTGGTGTTGTGGTCTGGTGTACGGATAAATAGATATAGGAGAATATTATGAAAGTAATTAAAAATGATTCCTTTACTGGCATGGAGATAACCATTGCCACCCCTAAAGGACCAAAGACGATGTGGTTAACGCCCAGAGAACAGGTGGTTGTACCTCCTTCGGCCATAACTAATACTGTTAGAAATCTTGCGTCTAAAAGAATATTAAAAATTACTAATGCATAAGGAAATAAACAATGGCTAATTTTGTAAGTCCTGGCGTATATGTTATTGAGAAGGATAATAGTGATTATCCCGTCTCTATCAACCCCTCTGTTGTAGGTGTAGTAGGTTTTGCTAATCAAGGCCCAGTTAATACAGCTACTTTAATAACTTCACAGGAAAGACTATTCCAACAATTTGGTAATCCTACTGAGGCTATTACTGGTCAGGGATTGGAAGGGTGTGTAGAGATTCTAGAAACCACCAATGCTCTTTACTATGTTAGAGCCGCTGGAACTGGGTCTCTTGATGCTTCTGCTGTTATTCCTATTGGGGGTTGTCCTGCGCTTCAAGTAAGCTCTAATGGCTACGGTGTGGGTGCTGATTTATACTTAAAGGTTCAAGTTACTGTTGGTGGTGTAGATAAGTTTGTTACTCCTAAATCTTTTGCCATTCCTGCGGGAACTTCGACTGCACAAGGTAGAGCAATCCAGAAGATAGTTGGGGGTGCTTTGGATGGTGCCTCTGTAGCTGCGTATTATGACGATAACGCTACTGCTCTGGGGGTAAGTGGTGGTTATATTGCTGCTGGTTATGCTGGTTCTTCAGTGGTCTTAACTGCTTCTGCTTATAGTGAATCTGGTTATAGCACTGGTATGTCAGCATTACAATCTATTGATTTGAGTGGGACAGCTACTAGTGTGGAAAGCTCAACTGTTTCTGTAACTGGGTGTACTATAGTAAACACGGGGGTTGATGATTCCTTGTGGTATTCTGTACAAAGTTTATACCCAGGAATGGGTTACAACGAAGGTGCAAAATCTGATGGAACTACTAGTGGATATTCTGCTGAAGTTATCCAGACTGGTGGAGTTAATAATAATTTAAATATAAATAAAGACGGTGCCGCAGCAGAATCATTTAGGGTGGCTTTAGTAGCATCTGGAGCATTTGCGGAGGATGTAATTAATACGGGGTCTGTGGACAACTTAAAGTCGGATTATATAAAAGGATACTTTGCCTATGAAGGAGGAGATGCTAGTGTTACCGCTTTGCCAACATTCCAAACTCAATTGAGTGCTTTGGTAGGTAGCCCACTTAAGGGTGATGCTGGTGCTGGTGTCGTTCAGGCTGCGCCAAGATTCTCCAAGCTTATTACGGGAAGCAAAGCTTTGGCTGGTGGAAATAATGGTACAGAGACTGTTCCTGGTGATATAGTAGGTGATTCTATAAACAAGACTGGTATTTATGCTCTTGATAATGATACTCTTAACATATCAATGGCAGCAACTCCAGGAATCACTGATCAAGATGTTCAAAATACTCTAGTTAATTTAGGGGAAACTAGCCAAAACTTCTTAGTTGCTGTATCCCCTCCTCAGGGATTAACTACCGTCCAACAAGCTATTGATTGGACTAATGGGCAATCTGATGAGAGGACTGCTGCTATAGTAAGTAATTATGCTGCTGTGTACTGGCCTTGGGTTAAGACTTTTGACGGGATGGCATCCAGAGATCGTTGGTATGATCCAGCTATCTTCGCTATTAGGCAGATGGCTTACACAGACGATGTAGGAGACCCCTGGTTTGCTCCTGCTGGCGTTGTACGAGGTAGATTGACCAAACCTACGGATGTGGAGGTAAGTGTCAACCAGGGCGATAGAGACTCCATGTATAGTGGTGGTAATGTTGTTAATCCAATTGTTAAATTCCCCCAACAGGGCATTATGATCTTTGGACAAAGAACTGCTCAACGCAATCCTACTGCTCTAGATAGAATCAATGTTAGACGAATGCTTATTGTTATTCGTAAGAGTTTACTGTCTTCTACTAGAAGATTTGTATTTGAGCCTAATGACGCTACGACTTGGGAAAAAGTTGTGAATGTTGTTAACCCCCTTCTCGATGATATT